AAGTGTGCTAGCCATGCTTGGTATCTCCGATGAATGATTTCAATTTGTCTAAAAATATTTATGGAAAGTTACTTTTTCAGCGGAACTCCCACATGTGACTCATGTCTCCGTACTCATCTACCTTCCAATTACTATCCTCATTATCCTTACCATCTATATTAAGAGACCATACATCACCAGTCTTCTGATCAACAACTTGCTCTTCTTCAGTCAGACCATCCATGATGAAACCAAAGGGAGCCATGTCCTGCTCTATCTGATTCTTTTGTTCTTCGTATATTCTTTTACGGATGTCTTGATCGGTAAGTTCTTTAAAATATTCCTGCTGTACTAACCACGCAAAGATAACCAGACACATAACTAGGTCATCATTATATCCTTCATCTGCTTCAAAGGATTGTTTGTTCTGGATGAAGGTAGTAAGTTCCGCAACAATGTTATAGTCGTTAACAATTAACTTATCATCTTCTATCAGAGTCTTTAAGTTAGAACACCCCTGTGCTTTAACTGTCTTACTCATCTTGACACCCATCTGTGTCTTACCACCAGAGAATCCCGTACCAACTATCTGTCCAGCACGTCCTCTCATAGCACACATGAGTACATTCTCATACTCCACATCATAGTGTAACTGTGATGCTACTGCTTCTCCTATATCATTTACTTCTATTAAAACATATGCTTCATTATATGCCCTTGCTATATCAGCAATGACATTGGGTAGTAACATAGGTCTGATCTCATGATCCCTATACTTTGCTACTAATTTCCACGGAGCCTGAGATATATCAACCACGACACACGCACTATAGTCCTGAGAAAGTCCACGAGAAATATCACAAGTAACAATGTAATCATGCTCAGGAATAGGATGTTCATATACATCAAGAGATCCATTAGTTGTTACTGGGTCATCGTATGCTAGCACACGAAGTTTAGATGCTGCTATTAATGTGTCAACAGATCCTAGGAACTCACAGTCAAACTCTTGTGTGAACTGTCTAACTGATGTGTTAGCAATGGTCGTCTCCTTCCATGCTGCATCTCTACCTGGAACCTTAGACCAATGTACTTCTGTCCAGACGTATCCATTCCTATTCTTCTGAGCATCAACCCACAACTTATAGAAGTGGTTCATACCATTAGGAGTAGATATGATAATTACTTTTGTTGACTGACCAGACGTAATAGTAGGATAAACAGAACTAAAGAATTGTTCTGCGATATGATTTGGGATAAAGGCGAACTCGTCGAGGAAAATGATATTGAACGACATGCCTCGGACAGCACTTGCAGACGTAGAAGCAGCCAGTATCTTTGATCCATTTTCAAGCTCCATTGATCCTTTGTTCCATGCGATTATACCCTGTTGCATCCATAAAGGCAACTGTTCATACGCAAGTTGTAGCCTTCCTAAAAGATCTCTAGCAGTAGAGAGTTTGTTAGCAAGGATACCGATGTTAACATTATCATTAAACAAAGCATAGTGAAGCAAGTACGACACCGATGTGGTGGACTTACCAGTCTGACGAGGCAGCTTAGCAATGTTGAATCTATTATTATGAAATTTCTCTAGCAGTTCTTTCTGGAAGTCCCACATCTTAAACGGGACTACACCCTCATCAAGAGATACAATCTTGATGTAGTTCATAGTAAAATATACAGGATCACTTTTACACTTGATCCATTCTTCTATTTGGTCTTTAGTGAATTCAATATCCATCCCAACCTTTTTCAGGTTGGGGTTACCAAGATAGAAGTCTTGGGATGACGAAGGCATTATGCGGAAGTTCTATATGTGAAGTCTAGATATACAGCAGTACTACCAACAGCACAGTTACCAGCAGTTATGACTGATGATCTCTGATAGTCAGCATTTAATATTTGAAGTACAACCCATAGGTCTTGTGATCCAGCATGAGATATAACCATATCCTTACTATCATCTAAGAAGATTGCCTGTGACTGGTTCAAGAAGTGAGTTGAATCTGTCTCCATATTTACACGACAAATAGTATTGTCGGAACATGAGAGAGCAGGTTGGAATGGGATTGGTAACTTAAGAGTACCACCAATCAAAGCAGCGTCAGTAATATTAACTGTTACTTTAGCATGTACATGACACAATCTACCGACTTTAGTGTAGTAGCCAGTAGAGGTGGTAGTCATCCCAGCTCTAATCGTGCTAACAAATTCTGGCGTAGCCGAGTATGTTCCCTCTTCATAATGATCAAAAACTTCGTATGTCTTACCAACCAATGCTGTCTGATTACTAAAGTCAATACCCTTATCTGCCTGAAGCTTGTAGTTACCAGTCTCTGTAATACGTGCTGCTTCCGAAAGAGTACCACCCTGTACAGTATAGAATTTAAGTGCACCATTTTCCGCTAAGTTAGATGTACCAGTAACCTCAGCAAAGATACCAGCATATGTAACGTTAGCATCATTGGCAAGATTTCTACCTCTGAAGTCAATACGTCCTGGCTGGTGTCCTACTGCAATAGTACCTGACTTATACAATACAAGGTCAGGAGCAGTGGTTGAGGAATTGGTTGTGTTCTCAATAATTATTTGGTCAGTGGTGTCATTACCCTTAACGTGTAATTGACCCGCTGGTTCATCAATACCTAGACCAATAAGTGATCCACGCATTGTCATAGTATCTACTGGTGATCCAGCATCTATGACAGTAAACTTAAGTAACCCTCTCTCAGATCCTTGAGTATCAAAATGAATCTTAGATGTAATAGCAGCAAACTCAACGTCAGCAGCATTACCTGTGTTCCTACCTTGGAATTTAATACGTCCAAGTAGATCATTAGTGGCAGCACTAGCACTATCTCTCTGGAGAATTAGGTCTGGACCTACGTTCTCAGAAGCATCGTTTAATGTAAGAGCAAGTGACTGCCCTGTCCATGTACCAGTACCAGTAATATCTACGTTAGTAGAACTTAAGGTTATATTAGTATCACCAACTTCTAGGTTAGGTGTACCATTATCGTTTGCGTCAACCTCAAAGGCAAGTTTACTAGCCTGTGTGTTACGCTTTCTAAATCCAAACGCTGCTACCTTAGTACCACCGTTATTTCTAAAATCTATATGACCTAGATCATTACCATCAGCAACGATAGAGTCTTGAGTAAAGTCAATACCACTGTGCTTAAAGGTTAAGTTACAAGCAGAATCTACTGTACCAGTATTATCAGTGTTCTGGATAAGAAGGTTTCTAGTTCCACTAGCACCAATAGTAACCTCACCAAAGGTTACATCAGAAGAAGTGGCAACCTCCTGTCCAATAGCAATAGCACCTGTTGAGGAATTATAAGTTACACCTGTACTACCACTTAAGTGTGCCCTAGCTTCTAATGAACTAGGACCAGTGTAAGTTATAACACCAGCATTATATGACAATGATCCATCACCACCTAAGTCAGTGACAGATATATGTCCTTGTGTCTCAGCAGCACTAGGACCAGTATAGGTTATAACACCTGATGTACTGTTGTATGAAAGTGCTCCGTCTCCACCTGAGTCAGTAACAGAGATGTCACCACGAGAGCGAGTAGAAGTATAGTACTGATTAGTAGAACCTTCAGTTACATTGTCTGTATCAAATTCACTGAAGTCAACTGCCAATGTTAGTGAGTCACTAACGTCATCATATGTTTTACTAATACCTGTTCCACCAGTGAGGAGGACAGATACTCTGTCGTCTACTCTCTCATTAGTGAAGAATAAATTTGTTGGAGTTGATGCTGCTTCAGCAATATCATCCAAGTCTAATGTTATGTTGGCAGATCCATTGAAGGATACACCGTTTATATTACGTGCTGTCTCTAGTGTAGAAGCAGTAGTAGCATTACCAGAAAGAGCAGCAGTAACTGTAACAAACTGTGGGGAATCAGATGTTCCTACAGCCTGTCCAATACTTATCGCCCCGCCTGTGAATCCAACTCCCGTCCCTGCTGAAAGATGTGCTCTAACTTCTGAGGAGCTAGGACCAGTATATGTAAATACGCCTGTGGAGCTGGAGTAAGCGAGGGAACCATCGCCTCCAGAGTCAGTGACAGAAACCGCAGATCTCGCTCTAGCGTCGGTGAAGTAGATATTGGTTGGTGTTCCTGACTCCTGAACGTTGTCAGTAACCAAGTCGATATCCGCTGAGCCATTGAAGCTAACGCCCGAAATGTTGCGAGCAGTAGCCAAAGTAGTTGCAGTGTCCGCATTTCCAGTCAGTGCTCCTGTAATTGATGTGATGTTAGCAGCATCGGCATAGATGTTCTGCCAACGTATGAGGTTGCTACCTATATCATAGGTAGAGTCAGAGTCAGGGAAAACGTGCTGGTTGAATGTCCAAGCATCATTAGTATTAGACCAAAGGATTGATCTATCTGCTGCTGCTTTAAGGATAATACCACCACCATCTCCAGTAGCATCACTAGGAGTGGCAACAGTACCTAGTTCTAAATTCTTATCATCTACCTGTACGGTGGTAGAATTGACCGTGGTTTGGGTTCCATTAACTGTCAGATTTCCTGTGACCACTACGTCATTAGGGAATGTGACATCAGTAGGGAACGCCAAGTTAATCTCACCGTCATTTACACGTGAGAAAATTAATTGATTAGCGGTACCAGCAAACGTTATGTCGTCTAAGACAGAGTAAGAAGAAGTTAATCTAAATTTAACAGCAGGTGAAGTATCAGCAATCGCACGGATATCGTATTCAGTACCAATGGTGGATCCACCACCACCCACGTCAAAGTTTCTGACAACACCGTCAGTACCCTTCAACTTCATAGTGAGGACGGTGTTGGAAGTAGCTTCCAATACCACGTCTCCGTTCTGAGATGGGGTCAAACTTGTAGGGGGTCTGAGCAGATTATTATCCTGTTCAGGTAATCTTCTAATCGTCAGGGACATTTGTTCACTGCTTGACTACTTCTTTACTTAAGGTATTTAGCCTATACCATTCCCGTGCTGCTTCTTCGTGATCGAAAAATAGCGTGGAATTATTATAGTACACTACCCATTTGTCTACAACAGGATCCCACTGAACATCTTCAGGGGAATCATCTCTGTGTTCTGTGAGATACTTACGATAGAACTCTGGGTTCTCTCGCATATCATCTTCAAAGTCTAGTTGTGCTGTGAGGCGATCTTCTGGTACTTCGCTCATAACCTTATACTATAACAACACTAATATTTAGTATAGTTTTAGTAGTGTTCTTCACCTGGACCTTCAACGTTCCATACTAGATTACCTGCAACAGTAACTCTCTCTTCATTGGTGGATTTATATGGATACACCCCATGCTTAACATGAGATGGGAAGGCAATGATAGTACCATTCCAAGACTTATCAATTTCTAATACATCGTTCTCTAATTGAAAGGATCCATGACAACGATGCTCTTCCTTTTCTTCTCTACCATAAGGTAGATCTACAAAGATAACAAAACTCACTACACCGTTGTGACAGTGCATTGGATTATATTCACCTGGTCTTTGATAGTTTACCCACAGATCTCTAAGCTTTAAAAAAGGACTAACGTCCCCCATTGACTCAAATTCCCATGGACATGTCTGATGTATATCGCTCCATAACCTAGCACCATACCTTGTTAGATATAATTCTAACTCTGAACTCCATGATATACTCGACTGTTGCCCAAGTGCTCCAACCAGTCTGTCATTATAATTCCAGTCCTGATCAAGTCTTCTTTTCTTTGTTGTTGAAAGTAATTCAGTGTAGAGAAAGTCAGGTAACTTCTCACTGATTATCATTGATGTATTTCTAAGGTCGTGCCAACTCATGTATCTCACACTTTACATAATTACAGTCTGAACATTCCATTTCGGATCGATAACTCTCGACCTTATGAATCAATCTATCGTATTCAGTTCCTACTACTGGGTGAGCAGACTTGTAGTAGTCACAGGCTTGGAGTAGGTGTGCTACATCTTGTTCATGAAATTGCATTATATATCTAAGGCATACAACATTGGTAGGTCAGGTGTCTTACCTGCTTCTACATATGAGAGCACTCTAGCACCTGGATAAATTTTGTTAGCTTGTTTCTGGATCTCCTGACGCTGAGGCTTCTGTAAGTTAGGAAAGAATATCTGGACGCGATACATTCTGCCACGCCAAACCAACTCGACGTAATAGTATTTCCCGTACTCATTCAGACGTGCCGCTGCCATTAGTTATTAACCACTTGAACTTCTGTACAGTATACAGTAGAACCTGATCCTGTCTTAGGCATTATAGCATACTTTTGAGAAAGTCTAGCTTCAGCAGTACCTGAGAAAGCACTGAAACCTGAACCGTCAACGGCAACTGTGAAAGTTGTGGGAGTAACAGCGGTAATTGCTTGATGAGATACATTATAATCACCTACAGAGGAACCAGTTGTTGTGACATAATCACCTACCTTGAATTGGTTATGATTTCCACCTGATCTTTCGATTGTAAAAACTGTTGGGTTAGCAGCAGTACATCCAGTGATACCCACTCTTATGGGACTATCTCCTTTCAGTATTACTGATTCTCCTTTCTCAACATAGAGAGTTGAGGTGGTAGCATTGGCATTGCCACCTATAGCAATAGCACATCCACCCTTGGCGATGTCCACTGCGAATCGGTACAAACCTGTCTTAACTGATAATGCTGCGCTTTGTGTGTTAGCAGCACTACCCACGTCAGTCGTAGGTCCGTCCTGTACTACTTTTAATACGGTCATGATTTTTTAGTTGGTTCCTGAGTTATTTATCTTTGGAAGCATTCTTTAACATCTTCTGGAGATCCGCTGTGCTCCCTACGAATAGGGCGTTGTTCACAGTTGATGGACCTTTCTTAGATTCTTCTTTGACATCCTTAGTCATCTTTTGGAGAGTCATAAGTTTGTCAGCAACATCACCTACATGCTTAATTAATTGTCCAGCAACTTCATATGCTCTGGGATGGTCACTACCTTGTGCTACATCTAAAGCACCATCGACTGCCTCTTGACCTTTCTCTATAAGAGAATATAAGTTTGCTCTCGCATACTCATGGTCATCTCCCACTTGATCTTCAGAGATCTTTTTAGTAGGTCTCTTTTTTGGAGTTGGATTGTTTACAGCTTCAACAGTATTGAATGCTTTATCCAAACCCCCATAGTTTTCATTAGCCATAGAAAGAAGTCATCTCATTGAATCCAAAGTCATCGTCACTGTCTATTAGAGCAGTGTCAGCAGAGGTAATTAAATCAATCACAGATCCACTAGCATGAGCAGATGATGTGGTTGCGTTCTGACCACGTGTGACAGTAATACTTGTACCATCAGGCTTGGTCTTAACCTTCATAACTTCATTATTGATTTCAATGTAATCTCCAATACTGAAGACTGTTGAGTCAGTAACTTGAAGTGTACCAATCTTAGCAGTAGCAGCAGCAGTTAAGGTTAGACCTGCTCCATCACTATCCTTATCACGTAAGGCTTTTGGTTCGACTGTATATGATACACGTCGTGGTGAATTGACCACATCGGTACCAGTCTTGTAATCGACTTTTGCTTTCTTGATTGGCTTGCCAGTCTGCGTAGGTCCGAAGATATACGCTTTCATAGTAAAACTAATATCAATAGTAGTTAATTTCCTTGTTGAGAAATCTCCTTCATAATCATCAGCATACTGAAGACTGTTAAGTACTATAGGTATATCACGGTACTCGTTGATGTCATCAAGTATTTTAATAGTAACATTATATGATGGTTGAAATATTGGTAGTATCTGTTCAGTAATCTCTAGTGCCTCATCGTTTGTCTTCGATAAGATAGACATTGTGAAATCTAAATTATATGGTACAGGTGTAAATATTTTCCTTACAGCATTAGCACCATCCTGTTTGTAGTCAGCAGTAATAGGACTTAGTTTCCTACTACTATCATATGATATACCTTGCATCTCAAATGAGATTCTAGGTAATGTAATAGCAACCTTCTTGTTGAGATCTGGTTGTTGCTCCAGTCTAGCCAAGAATTTTTGCTTAGGACCATAGGCAAGTGGTACCTTCATCTTCTGATAGGTAGTACCTGAAACTTCCTTACGGACCTCTATATTATTAAAAAGTGTACCGAAAGCAACTACGCACTTACGGATAACTTTGTTGTATGTGTATGCTCCTAACATATCAAGTAGCTATTCCAAATGGGTTTCCTTCACTGAAGTCAATAATATCATCAGCCTCACTCTCAAACAATGTACTGTCAGAGAACTTGGTGTCTGTTGTTTTCATTGCATCAAAACTATGTATAGTAATAGACGCTCCAGAAGTGGATCCAACTAACTGCTCACCAATAGAGAAGTCCGCAGTTGGGTTCTTAAGTTTGAGCCATCCTTCACTCTTATCCCAGTCTGCCAGTAGAGCAGTACCAGAGGATAGATCTCCAGTAACTGTTTCTCCATCGGAGAAGTTACCAGATAGACCACCAGGTACAGACTGTAAAGCAAATGCAGCAGTAGTGTAATTAGAACCAGGAGTGTCTATAACTATGGATTCAACTGAGTCATACCCTGACCCTTCGTTTGTTATCTCAACCTTAGTGAGTTCACCAGACGAATTAAAAGTCGGGGTAACCACTGGTTTGGAGCCTGAGCTAGGAGGATCAGAGAAATTAATACTAGATCTAGATACATCATAACCAGCACCTCCGTCGATAATTGTTATTCCTGTCATTTTACCGTTGACCACTTTGGGATCTAATACGGCAGCTCTAGTTGGAGTTGATCCTGCTACATTAGCAATGATCATCTCAGCATGAGCAGTACAACCACTCCCGTCTCCACTGCAAGTAACAGTAGGAGTGAAATTGTACTTACTTCCGTTTGTAGTGACGACTCCTTGGGTGACCGATCCATTACTAATGAGTGGGGTAGCGGCAGCTGCTACACCTGGGTTAACCAGATAGTAGTACTGTACTGTATATCCAGTATCTATAAGCTCATCATCACCAGCAAAGAATTCTCCCTGCTCATCACTGAACTCAAAGAGTTCTGCCTTAAGTTTATATACGTAGTTCTTACCAAGCTGATAGAAAGGTTCTTCGTGCTCTACGAACTTGATCTCAAAATAGTTAGAACTCAATGGGAAGAATATTAGATCTCCTTCCTGTGGTCTATCTCCTAATGCTATATCGTTATCTTCTAAAAGGAACTGTGATATTAAATCTTGAAATCTCTGTTGTGAGATAACCATACTTATTTCATCAGTCTGTCTTATACCAAACTTAGTTAGTAAATCTCCACCACCTTGGAACCCATCAAAGTTCTCTAGGTATGCTTCAATCAGATATGAGTCGTCAAATTCTGACGCAATCTCTTCATTGAATACACCATCCTGAGCAACCATCTGTCTGGGGATATACAATATATCCAACCCAAACATCTTGATAAACTCTTCAGTAAGATCTTGCTGAAGGAACTGTTCGTTACGAGTTCCGTGAGTAAAAAATACGTTTCTCATCCAATCATATCCATTGGTGGGATTTCATATGTAGAGATCATCTTATCTTCAAGCTCATCGAGTTCTCTCTGACCTTCTCTATATAACTCTTCACCGTTCATGGTAATACCACCAGGTAACTGAGCACCCTTGAACTTACTTAAGTTCTGACCCCACTGTCTCTTAACTAAAGAGGTTAGGTATCTCTTAAGGAATATATCATTATACATGTCTGTGTTCTGTGTTGGATCTAATGCTCTCCAGCAATCAAATACCAAGAAGTCTCC